ACAGCAAAATATGGATATTATTTTAGTCAGACAACATCCCAACATATTAGTAAAGTATTACAAGCATTAAATACATCAGAATTTTGGAAGAATAAACATAATATAATAGATATTAATGGGAATGTAATAACAGATAAAAAGGATAAAGGAAAAAGAATAATTGAGGAAATAGAATGCCCAATCTGTTTGGATATTTTTGATGAAGGTTTAGAATTAAGATGTAAACATAAATTTTGTAAAAAATGTATAAAAAAATGGATAAAAGACCATAATGATTGTCCTTATTGTAAACAATCACTTTTTTATTAATTTAGTTTTTTAGTTTTTTTAGTTTTTATTATATTTTGTAGCAAAAATAAAATATAATATATATATATACACTATGTCAGAGAGTAAAGCATACAAAGCAAAACTTAACAAGAAAGTTAAGGATATGTCCCCAGAAGAAAAGAAAGAATATGGAAGATTGAGAACAAAAGATAGTAGAGCAAAAGGTAAAGCAACAGCAGCACCTAAAAAAGAAGAACCAAAAAAGAAAAAGATAAAAATTAAAAAGGCAAATGATGGTAATATACCTAATAAAAAATTAAAATGTTTTATGCTGAAAGCAAAGAATGGTGCTACATATAAAACTTGTGCTAAACCAGAAGGAGATAAACAACCAAAAAAACAAGTTAGAGGAAAACCAAGACCAGCAGATAAAAGAGTTAAACCAATTGTCAGAGCATATCCATCAGATGCTGATAGGAAAACAGCAGCAAAGGGCAGAGGTAAAAAGGCAAGAGCAGAGAAATCTGGTAATATGACAGCAACCAAAGCAGATGGAAGTGTTGTAGTAATTAAAAAGAAAAAGACCACAAAACAGAAGGAAGATATGAAAGCAAAAATGGCAAAAGTCAGAGCAGCAAAGAAGAAATAAATGACAAGTAATGATTGCCATTAAAATGGCAACCAACTTGTAATTTTATTAACTAAAAAGTAAATAAATATGTGAGTTGGTTGCCGCTTTGCTACTCGCTATGCTCGTCAACCAATCCCATATTTATTTATCTTTTTTACACCTAAATTCTTTAAACTCTCTGTTATTACATTAAATAAAAAATTGATTTAAATATTTATTAGTTTATATATATAGTATATAAATGTCAACAATCAATTATCAACCAATAAATATGGAATTTACTGAAAAATTTACATCAGATAATCAAGATGTCAACATCCAAAAATTATTTAATGACAATATTTATGGGGCATTAGAGGATGCTATGAGTATTAAAACTGATGAAATGAACCCAGAGGATTTTAAAAATCTTGTGCTGTTTATTCTGAACTTTAAATGTCAACTAATATAAATATAAATAAAAAAGAGTTTAAAACTTTATCAACTAATATATATAATAACAAATCATAATGCCAACAGATTATAAAAAAGAATACTTTAAGGAAATCCGTAAAAGTAGATATGCTTGGGGTCAATATTATCAATTAAGAAATGAGTTATTTGACTTACAGACCAATATATATGATGAAGTAAATGAAACCATTGATGAAGGAGAACAAACATTTAATGAAAATCATAATGAAACTAATAGTTTTTTAATGTCATTTATTAGAGAATTATATAAAAAGGCAAAACATAGTGTTGAGTGTCCAATATGTTTAGAACAGATAGATGGAGATGAATTAGAGACCACAAGTTGTGGACATAATTATCATAGAAATTGTTTAGCACAATTAAAAGCAAGTTGTAATAAATATCCGAAACATATAGAATGTGCTGTATGTAGAAAAAAGATATTTAAATAAATTATTTTTAGTTTAGTTTTTTTTTATTTTTCTTTAAATCAATTGATATATATTTAAATAAAAAATTGATTTAAATATTTATTATCTAATATATATATAATACAAACAATGTCAACACAGATAATGTCAAATACCGAATTATGCCAAAATGCTTGGCAACATAAAAATCTTGATGAACTCAAAAAGGATTACTTTTTAATGGCACAGAGATTAGAAGCAAGGAGAGCAACTTGTAGGAAATCAAGTAAACAATATTATGATAAAACTTATAAATTAAAAGAGAATGCCACAGCACAAGAAGTAGAAAAGAATAAATCCCAATTACAAAAAAGAGATGAATACCAAAAATCTTATTATGAAAAGAATAAAGATGCTATTAAAATTAAACAGAAGCAATACAGAGAGGCAAGAAAGGCAAAAAAACTTGCTGAAAAACAAGCAGCAGAAGCGGCAACCAACTAACTAAATCATTAACTAATTAGTCAACAAAATTACAACAAGGTTGACATATATTTTTATCTGTATTTTACTTTTTTTACTTTCTTTACCTAAACTAATTTTTTTTAAATAGTTTAAGTATCAACTAATATATAAAATTTATTTAAATAGTTTAAAGATTAATTTATATATATATATAATACAATGGCATCAACCTCAACTAATATGAATACATCCGAATTTAAGCAACTCATTAAGAATAAACTTAATATATCCGATGAGCAACTTACTAAATTATTTAAATCCACTTTATATTCATTTAAAAGTGAATTGGAGCAAATTGGTGGACAAACTTTTATTGATAGTTTAATGGATTTATCTTATGATAAAATGATAGAATATGATGAAGAAGAAGATGATTATAATAGCACAAAAACAAATGAAAATATTTATGAAAAGAATTGTAAAGATGAAAAAGAATGTTTTTTGTGTATTTGTGGTAAACAACATCTTAAAAATTTACATATATTTAATCATAATAAAACTGATAAATGTATTGTTATTGGGTCAAGTTGTATAACCCAAGTAGAAAAGTTAAAGAATGTATATAGTGAAAATCAAGCACTTGCTAATAAATTAGGACAAATTATTACTAAATTAAAAGACAATGAAAAAATAGCAAAAAAGATGAAAACACATAAACCTTGTGCTAAATGTGGAGATTTATGTATTAATAAAAAAGGTGGATATAAATACCCACATATGAATAATTATTGTAGAACTTGTTTATTAGGTAAAGATAAATGTTGGATTAAATGTAGTCAATGTTGTGTTAAATTAGTTAAACCAAGTCAACCTATGCCATTTGGTGAAGGTTTTAAAAAGATTTGTGGTAGTTGTTGGCATCATAATAATAAAGATAAATCTTGGTATAAAAATAAATATAAAAAGTAAACCAATCTCATCTCATCAAGCGGCAACCAACTCTCAAATGTATTGACTAATTAGGATATGAATTTGTGATTAGGTTGCCACCCATTTTTAGTATATATCCGACCATACACACGAAGTATAAGTCAAAATTTATAAGTAATCTATATCAACTAACAACCCTCTTTATCTCAACTTTATTAAAGAGTTTACATTACATTTACTTACAATTTTACTAATGATTTTTTTTTAATTTTTAATAAGATTTACCACCATAATTGGATGTAAATTTTACTAATGATTTATAGTAGGGGGGGGTCTATCACCTTGTCCCAACATAATATTTTTTTAAATTTTAATAAGGATTTACCACCATAATTAGTGCGGATTTTGCCGAATATTCCATAGGGTATACCCTACCATAAGTCCACACAATATTTTTTTTTAAATTTTTAATAAGAATTGACACCATAAGATGGGGGGGTCTATATTAGATGGTAAACCCTTGGCAAATGTAATGTAAACTCTTTATTAGGTTGTAGTAAATTTTACATCTATCTCAACTCTAATATGGTTTAATATGTGTTGATATATATTACTTATAGTAAGGCACTTATATTTCATATTCATCAAATGATATATATTTAATTTTGGCAACCAAGTTGTATATTTATTGACTATTTAGTTAATGATTTTGTTAGTTGGTTGCCATCATACATTTCATACACATACTATTCATACAAGGTTTACCACAAACACTACATCCACCAAGGATAATATTTTGTCCACTAATATTAGTGATTTTCTTTTCTTTTGGTTTCATTTTAAATACTCCAATAGTTTTAATACCCATATCAAGGTCATTGATTTCTTCTTCTTCATCATCTTCTTCCATATCATCACTATTATCATATTCACTACAATCTTCACTATCATCATCACTATTATCTTCCATCCAATCCGATGGACTAAATTGTGGTTCATCCTCACTAAACTTTTCTCTATACACATTAAATTTATTGTAGTCCTTTGCTCCAAACTTTTTCTCATATTCTTCTTTTTCTTTCTTTTCACTTTCACTATCTTTTTTAGTTGCTTTGGCACAATAATTTCTCACACCCATTTTAGTTAGTTTCTTTTTCTTACCTTCTACCCTTACATACTTTAATCCTTTACTACAAACTTCCATACCAAATTCATCCATTAGTAGTTGATTAAAGATGCCCTTGATTTGTTTACTATTAAGTGATTTCTTTGCTTCATCTTTTTTAGTAATTCTAATATATCCATCATTCATCATTGTATTTAATGCTTTTACATCAATGTCTTTATAATCATCACCAAGTTTATTAAAATCATCTCCAACAAATTCATTATCAATATCAATCTTATCCTCCTTGATAAATCCAAGTTTATTAAAGAATTTAATTAGATGTTCATATCTTTTTAATTTCATATCATACATCTCTAATGGTTTACCTTCCATCTCACTACCCATTGCCTTACCATCTCTCCATTCATTAAATTTTGTAAATTCATATTTAATATCATAAAGCATTTGCTTAAAAGATTTTACACTATTATTTTTTTTCCTTTCCATTGGTTCTTGATAAAAGTTGTCAAAGAATTCTTGTTTAATAGTTTCCGATGTTGTTGGTTTAATAGTTTCATTCTTATAACCATATTTTACAAATTGTTTAATTTCTTCATCATCTACAATTGGTTTATTTGGTCTTGGGTCATCCATCATACTTTTAATTTCCATTTTCTTTTCATATGTAATATCATCAATCTCACTATAATCCCATTCATCAATGTCTTCCATAATTTCTTCCATTGATTGGTCATTACCATTGGCAATAATATTCTCTTCATACAAATATCTTTTAGCAAATCCCCTTAGTAAAATTTGTGAGATATTCTTTTCTAATTTATTATGAATATTTATATTATAGATGTAGTTTAGTGTATCCATTGATTTTAATGTATTTACTTCACTACCAAATAATGATGCTTTGTATTTATCCTCAATCTCTATAATACCTTCTTTTGTTAGTGGCATAATTTCATATGGATGTCCTTTAAAATTATCATTAATACAAATGTATACTTGTTTACTTTTAAAATCCCTAACTCTTTTATGTGCTTGTATAGTATCTCTAAAATGACAACTTCCTTTATTAACACAATAGATGAATAGATTATCAAAATGTTTACTAATATCTTTACCTTCATCACATTGTGGGTCATAACTAATTCCAGCGGTAATAGTTGGTGTATACATTAATAGTTGGCAATCTTTCCACTCATCATTTACATCACAAGTTAGTGGCAATGGATTTCTATTATCATATGCTTTAATAGTAATATTTGGTAGTTCTAATTTAATACTATCACTTAATTTTTTACTACCACATACCACGGCACATCTTTTACCATCATTGATAAGTGTTTTAAGGTTCTTTACAAATCCCCTTTTATCACAATCAATATATTGTCTTTGTTCATATTTAAATTTATTTTTAATTAAGATTGATTTTTTAGTTGTAATATCTTCTTTAAGAATATCTTTAATCATATCATATGACCTTGATGTCAAGTAAGCATCCATAATCATAATTTTTTTACTATTTCTAATCATATTGTAAATATTAGTAGCACCTTCTATTGGTTTATTTTTAATAAACATTGCTCCCATAAGATTATCACAAATGCTTTCACTTTCATCAATAATAACTAAATCATATTTATCTCTACAATATTGGATGCTTTCCACACTACAAATAATTCTATTAATATCTACAATTTCACTTTTATGCTCAACATCTAAATAATTTTTAAATCCATACTTTTTAAAATCACTTACCATTGATGAGGCAAATGCCCTTTTACAACTAAAATACACAATTGATTTATATTTCTTTTGGGCAAATAGTTGTTTTAAATCATATGATTTACCACATCCCATTGGTGCTTTAATATTAATAATATCATAATCATTTACAACTTGTTTTACATCAATAGATTGTCCATTGTATCTACTTGTAAATTCTTTGTAATCCATTTCATATGTTGGTGTATCATTAAATAGTGGTTCATAAATACTATCATTTTTATCCATTTTACCATTGTAAATTCTTGCCATATTATAAAGCATTTTCCATCCATATCCTTTATCAATGTTATGACTTTTATACTCTTCCATTAAATCTTCCGATGTAGTTGGTTTATATTGTGATGTCCATTTTGCCCATAGTTGTAAACCTTCATCACTATTTTTAGTAATTCTACTTATACACCATCCAATAGTTTTCCATACAATTCTTGGCACTTTTTCATTATTTGGTATACTTGCTAAATAGTAAGCAAGTCCATCTTTTTTAGTAAGTCCTACAATTGGTGGTAATTTATATTTTTTGCCAATTGCTTCTACATATTGTTTAATGATAATTGCTTCATCAAAATTAAATGAGATTTGTTTACCATTTTGTGCTTTAATAGTTTTCTTTTTTACATCAATCTCTTTATAACTACTTACATCATAAAACTCACTTGTAGTAATATTAGTTAGTAGAAAGTTAGATAGTTGTTTATCACCATCAAGTGGTCTTTGTTGGATTTTTTTAAATGCCTTAGTTTGGTAAGGTAATTTAAATGCTTGATTGTCTTTGTATACATTAAAATCAAGCACACCACTTCTAAGTTCATCATATTTATCATTTGTAATAACTTCATATTGTAAAGTTTTCATAACCTTTTTACAATCATCCATATTGGCAAATACAATATTTTCTACAATAATATGCCAAGACACTTTTGTATAATCATCTTTAATTCCTTTACCATATGCTATGGCAAGTTCACATTTTGCCATATCAATCTTCATAATATCTTTAATAAGTTTATATAATGTTTTCATTAATACTTGGTTGTTTTCTTCACTAACAAATCTTTTATCAATATCAAAGTATAATTTAAATGGATGACCTTTTGGGATAATCTCAAATAAATGATTGTTGACTTTCCAACCATATTTATTAAGATTTTCATATGTCATATTACCATATTTAGTCCAAGTTTTTGCTCCTTTTTCTTCATCATATTTAAATGTAATATCACCGCCATCTCTATCCGAGATTGCCATTGATAATGGTGATGTATATTTATTTTCTTTTTTTAGTTGTTTTGCTTTATCACTATTGACAATATTGTAATAACATTTTTGCTCAAAGCAAGTAGTTGATTTACAATTATCATTCATATTAGTTGAGGTTGTTTTATTCATTCTTATATTATTATAATGACAAACCTTTAAACCATTTACATTAATATCTTTTTCATTAGTTGACTTAAATGTTTTTGTGTTTTCCATTGGTAGTGTATTAGTTGACATATTTTTATTTTCCAAATCAATTTTATTTTTAAAATCAATTTTATTTTTAATTTGTGCTTTTTCTTTAAAGGCAATAGTTTCCATTGTTGTATTATTATTATTTTGCTTTTTAGAAATCAATTTTTTAAAAATCAATTTTTTTTTTTCATTAGTTGATGATGATGTTTTCATTGTATTCATAGTATCCATATTAGTTGATTTATTTTTATTTTCCAAATCAATTTTATTTTTAAAATCAATTTTATTTTTATTCATATTGTTTGCCATTTTTTTATTAATAATAGTTGAGGATTTTTTAAAATCAATTTTATTTAATTCCGAATTACTTGTCATTGTTTTATATATATTAGTTGAGATAATTTTAAATTAATAAATCAATTTTTTTTTTAATTAATTAATTTAATGAATATAATGAAATTTTTTTTTTATATTACAGAGGGGATTTTGTAGTCATATTACAGAGGATATTTTTTTTATGGTGTATACAGAGGGTGGCAACCTACTCACATATTCATTGACTAATTAGTCAATAAAATTACAAGTTGGTTGCCAGTCATTTTTATCAATCCAGTTGACAGAGAATTATTAATATATAATATATGTGTTTTTTCTGAAAAAAAAAATATTTAGTAAATATATATACAATGGCGGCAGATGAAGAAATATTTAATAAAGAAGTTGATAAGGTTGTAAAAAAACCTAAAAGAAAACTTACAGAAAAGCAGTTGGAGAACCTTGCCAAAGGTAGGGCAAAAATGGCAGAAAAACGAGCAGCAGCAAAGGCAAAAAAAGCAGAAACAGATGCTAAAAAATTAGTTAAATCATCTGATAAATGTGCTAAGGAGCATCAGAAAGAAACTAAAAAAGCACACAAAGAAAAAAGAAGAACATTAAAAGAAATTAATGCTGAAAAAGAAAAATTAATTTTAGCAAGGTTGGAGAAAGAAGAAACAGATAAAAATAATAAAAAAAATACCAGATTGGATTTATTTACATCTCTGAAAGTAAAATGTTTAGAACAAGCAAAATCTGTTAGTGAATATAATGAAATTAAAGCAGCATTAGATGGGATTGATGAGGATACTTTACATAATGATGATAAACTAAAATCATATGCTAAAAACATTATGAAACCTTATATTAAACCTAAAAAATTTGATAAATGTAATAAATTATCATCTGTAAAAGAAGTAGAAGAACCAGCAGATAAACCAAATGTAAAAATTGTTGTAGAAGATGGAGAATAATTAAATAATATAAAATATTATATATATATATATTGTAATGTCTAAAAAAAAGAATACTACACAGAGGGACTTAAATATTTATCCCATAAATATTGATGATGATAAACTAAATAATGGCGGTGATGGCAATAATTATCCACTTAATAATCCAGTCCACTTACATCTGATAGTTGGCAGAGTAAAAAGTGGTAAATCTGTATTATTAAATAATATGTATTTATCAGAGAGATTTTTTGGTAATGAATATAAAACAAAAATTCTTATATCAACAACAGCACATAATGATGCCGTAAATAAATATATGTTAGAAGATTTTGATTTTGTTTTTACTGATTATAGTGATGATTTATTAGAGGAGATTTTACAGATTATAAAAGATGATGATGGTGCTGGTAGATTTTTAATTATATTTGATGATATTATTAACTCATCACAAAATTTTAAAAGAAGTGGCAAAACTGATTTATTAACACAAATTATTACAACATACAGACATATAGGTAATGGAGAATTTGAGGGCAAATTAGCAATAGCAATGGCAGTCCAATATTTTAAATATTTATCACCCATAGCAAGAAATAATTGTAGTGGTTATTATATTATGGGACATTTTCCAGAAAATGAAGTGAAAAAAATGTCAGAAGCATTAAGTATTTTTGGCAGAGATAATAAAGGTTTTATTAAAATTTATAATGAAAGTAGAAAAAAACCATTTGACTTTTTATATTTAAGTGTAGAACATATGGAGGCAAGGAGAAATCATAATGATTTATTATGGAGTGATAATGAAGGTTTTACATTTAATAATGATGATAATAAAGGTATAGTAAAAGATATACAAAATAATGATATTGATAATTCTGAAAATAAAAAACTTATAAATGAATAATTCTTTACAAAAAAATATAATACTAATATATATACAATGTCTTATTTTGATAGTTTGAGTAGTTGGCAGAATGCCGCATCATCAATACAACAACATCAACAAGATGCCGAGCAAGAGAATAATGATGCCAAAGCATCCACAATTGAGGAGAAATTTGATGCTGTGGATAAATATATGAATGAAAGTGGAGCAGCACTTGGAGGGTTTGGTGGTGGTATACATTTAGTAAGGAGAATGTATAAAAAAGGTAAAGCAGCACAACAGAAAATAAAAGAAGCAAAAGCAGCATATGAAAAGGCAAAAGGTAATGCCCCAGATGGTAAAACTGGTAATCCAGATAATGAAAATGCTGATGCTAATGGTAAAACACCAGATGAACATAGTAAAATGAATGGCACAGAAGATGAACCAACAAATGCTGATACTGGTGTGCCAAAAGGTGGAGAACAAGAAATGTCTGATGCCAGTGATTGGGCAAAATCTGGTGATAAAAATAGTGGCAATGATGGTAATAATGCTAAACCAGATGATGTTAAGGATAATGGTAATGATGCTGATACACAACCAAAAGCAAATGATACTCAACAATCTGGACAAGATGCCGCAGAAGATAGTGGAGGTAAAGCAGATAATAGTGCTTTAAAAGGTGATGAAGACCCAGATGATTTTAGTTTTTTTCCAGATAAAGAACCAAATACTGCTGGTGCTGATATTTTTGACAGCACACCAAAAGTTGGTGAACCACCAAGTGGTGCTGGTGGGGCATCTGGTGGAGCAGAAGGTAGTGGCACAATTGCTACTGATGCTGGTGGAGATGTTAGTAGTTTAGGTGGTAGTGGTGGTATGCCAAGAAGTCAAGCACAACAATTTACACAAGAGCAAGTTAATGTAGAAGATACACCATTAGGTAAATCAGAAGCATCCAGTGGAGCAGATAGTGGTGGACAAGCAGCAGCAGAAGGTGAACAAAATATTAAAAGTGCTGTTGATAGTGGTAGTGATGCCGCCAAAGGAGCATTAAATGGATTAAAAGATGGAGCGAGTGATATGGTTGACCAAACAGCATCCAAAGTAAGTGGAGCAGCAAGTAAAGTAAGTGATGTTGTAGATGCTACAACAGATGCCGCAAAAGTTGCTGCCAAAGGCACATTAGATGCCGCATTAGAGACCGCTGGTGGTGTTATGGATTTCCTTGGTCCAGTTGGTGAGATTGTAGGTGCTGGTTTAGCACTTGGTAGTTTTTTCCACGATTTATTTGGTAGTAAAAAGAAAACAGACCAAGAAGATGCTGACCAAAACCAAAAAACAATTATATCACAAGGCACTGGCATTTCTACTACAAGTATGGCAACTGCTGCTACTAAAAGTAATGTTGTTGGCACATTAGTGTAAATTTAATTTTTTATATTTTTTTAATATTTATTTTTACTAAAATTAATATTAATGAATTTTTATTGTATTTCCATCATCTTGTATACTAATTTGGTCTAAATTACCATCAGTATTATCTATTATTACTTGTTTTCCGAAACAACAACTGCTATACAATCTACATTTAACCTTTTTCATCATTTTCCTTAATTTTTTAAAAGGATTTTTCATTTTTATATACTATATATACAGATATATTTTTCATTGGCAACCTACTCACAAATTCATTGACTAATTAGTTAATAAAATTACAAGTTGGTTGCCACCAAAATTAGATAATTAAATATATAAGAAATATCTAAAATTAAAATATCTTGTAAATATATATACAATGAATGTCAATTTAGTCAGTCCATTAGAAAATGGTAATAATTTTGTTGTCAGATTTAAAGATGATATTATTATACCAGAAAGAAGTAAAGTTTATCTGAACTTTGCCAGTTTATCAAGAGAAAATGATGTAGAATTATATGAAGACCAAACAATAAAAGTGGTTTTAGTATTTGATGGTGAGAATTTTGTAAGACCAGAATTTATACCAACACCACCTTTTGATACTAATAAATTATTTGCTGATAATACTTTTACTATAAAAAGTGGCACATATAATTACCAAAAATTATATACATTAATCACAACTGGTATAAATGGTATTTTACAGAATGCTGGTAATCCAGCAGATTTAAGTATGTATAGAGCAGTAGCACTTGCTGATATTGATAATACAGATGAACAAATTACACAAGGTAATGTAAGTTTTAGTTTAGGTATAATGAAAAATTACCCAACACAAACACCAAATGATGTGGATGTAATGCTTGATGCTCAGAATTTTTTAAATTCAGACCAAGATGATGGGAGTGGTAATGCTATTGCTTATAGAAAAACAAGTATAAATGCTATTATACCAAGTGGATTAAATAAAGTTGATGCTATTGGTGGAGGATTTATGGCAGCAGATAAAACAGATTATACTACTGGTGGTAATACAAGAAGTTTAACTAATGGTAGTGCCAATCCAGATGGCACTGGTGGTGCTGGTCCATATTATCAGAATATTCCATCAACAAGTAATGGAGGTGGCACTAATGCTACATTTAATTTTAAAGTTATTACAGATGGTATAAAAAATACTGGGGGATTTGGGACTGATTTTGATGCCAGTGGTGCTAATACTAATGATAAAACTGCTGGGGGTTATACTGGTATACCTTTAATTGGTGGTAGTGGCACTGCTGCTACTATTGATTTTGATGTTGCTGCTGATGGTGGTATTAGTTTTGCCACTATTGCTATTAATAATAGTGGTAGTAATTATGAAGTTGATGATTTATTAACTATTGATAATGGCAGCACTGGCGGCACAGAAGATACTATTTTAAAAGTAGCATCATTAAGAAGGATTATAGATTTTAATAGTATTAGATGTAATGCCCAAGGTAATGGATATATACTTGGTGAACAATTAAGTTTTGATATGACAGCAACTACTGGCACTATTGCTACAAAAGTGGTTTTAACTGCTTTACAACCAAGTGCTGGGACAGCATTTTTTGATAATTATGGTTTATCTACACAACATTATTGGCATATTGGATATAATGATGATACACCATTTGATAATTGTAATATTATTAAATTTACTACACAACATTCTATTACTAATATGTTGGCAAATAATGGATGTGTCCAACTTGGTTTATATTCATCAGAAGTTGCTGCTGGTATTAATAAAGTTGATGGATTATATCCACTTGATAGTGCTAAAAGAACTGGCGGCACAACAGCATTAGCACCAGATGGTGTAAGTAGAAATCCACAAATTTTACCATCAGATGTAGGTGGAGGTGCTAAACAAATTGCTGCCCCAATGGTTGTAAGTGTAGATTGTAGAAGTGCCACAGCATATTTAAAAATATTTGCTGCCCAAAAAAATAATAATAATTTTAGAGTTTCTGGATTACATACTTGGACATCTTGTAATCACCAAATTACAGCAATGAAAAACATTACAAATGCTGGTGGACACGGCATTAGAATTGCTAATATACCACAAATAGATTTAGACACACCATTCAGTATGGGTATACAATGTTATTATGATATGGCAGATTTAAACAATGATAGAGTATATTTTAGAGTATTAAATCTGAATGGACATATTAATGGTAATATTGGTATAGATGAAAACCATAAAACAAATAATATGATTGTATATGATAGTAAAAGTGCTGGGGGTAATAGCACATTTTTTCCAGATTTATTTTTTAGAACAACAGATAATACACAAATAGATTACACAACAAGTGGGGTTGCTACTGATGCTGGTGGTGCTGGATTTTCTTTAAAAAGAGAAGGGACTGCCGATAAGACCCAAGGTGCTTATACAGATATACCAATTACTGCTACATCTGGTGGTGGGACTGGATTAAAATTAAATTTTAATGTTGGAGCAGACCAAAAAGTAGACCCAACAAGTTTAGTAGTCCATACTGCTGGTGATGGATATAAAGTTAGAGATTATTTTAATATACCAAATACAGATGGTGTAGGTGGCACAGCAGATACACAATTCCATATAGACCAATTAAGTGCTGAACCAAGAGCAAATAGAGTAAATAGTCAGATGCCATTTAATATAATAATGAGTGCTTTAACACAATCAGATGGATTTAATAGTATACAAGGACCATTATATGATAAAGATAATACAAAACCATTAACATTTATCCAATCATATGAATTAGAATGTAGTGAAGAATTAGCAAGATATATTAATTTAAATACAAATTCAGATAGGACACAAGGATATACACAAAGATTATATCCAAATACTGGTGATGCTATGAATAGAAATGTTATACATTTAGAAGGTATGAATTTAGATTGGAGAAATGAAAGTTATAGTATATCATTAAAAGAATTACCAATCAGAAATTATAAAAATAATGAAAAAAAGGCAAATGGTGGTTTTGCTAAAACAATTTTAGCAAATTGTCCAGTCCCATTTAGTGATGCCCAAAGTTATTCTACAAAATCAAAACAAATGATTACAGCAACTTATAAACCAAATTATCAAGTGCTAAATAATTTATATAATCAGAGTTTAACAACAAATCATTTTAGTATAGAGATTAGGAAATTGGCATCAGATAAACCAGCAAATGAAATTAAGAAATCTGTTATTAATTTTACTATAATGCCGCCAGATGATTATAAAGGAAATATTAATAGTGTTGATTTAATTAGTAATTTATAGTGGCAACTTACTCACAAATTTATTAACTAATTAGTCAATCAATTTACAACAAGGTTGCCAATAAATTTTATATAAATTATCTCATTATAATGTATATAAAATGTCAAATCCTAATAATAAAAAAAGGTTTTTAAAAATACCAATGTCAACTAAACAACAAGTAAAAAATTGTATTATGGAAACATTAGATACAAAAGAAAGTAAAAAATGTATAAAAAAAGAGAAAAAATTAGATGTGGAAAAAATATTTATAAAAAATAATAATTCAGAAAAAAAAAATAAAAAAAAGAAATCCAAAAATAAATGAATTAAATTAAAAAAATAAAATATATTATTAATATATATACAATGTCAACATTAAATGATTTAACTGACTACAATACTCCATTACAACCAAATGCTGTGGATATAAGAACTGAATATTTAGAACCCATAACATCATCAACATACAGACATACTTTTAGATTAGACCAAACTGGTTATTTAGATACTAATAGTATGTTGGTTTTTAAATTACAAGCAGTAGGGGGCGGCAATAATAATACTTGCCGAGTAAATAATTGGAATGGGGCATTAGGTGGAATTAAAAGAGTAATTTTTCAGATTGGTGATAATATTATCAATGATGTCCAAGATGTATACAAATATGCCACTATGAAGAATATGAATATGAACCCACAGATGAGAAATAATTATCTTGGTCATTATCTTGGTAATCAACTTTGGTTAGATAGTGTTAAAAGTGCTACTGATGGTCCTAATGAATTTGCCGCAGAAGCAACAAGTAATTATGCCACTGCTTATGCCGCAAGGGTAGGTGCTGTTGTGCCAAATCATAAGAGAAGTGGCACTGATTTTGGTGCTGCTGCTGATGGTGCTAATTCTACTATAAACTCACATAGTATTAGCACTAATGCCGATACAAACCATCAATATGGAATTACATTAGGTATGTTAATCCCAGCACTTAAAGGGCAAAAAATCCCACTATTTTTATTTGATAAACAAAGAATTTTACTAACATTTGAGTTTAACACAGCAGAGAAATATTGTAATAATATTAAAGCAGCAAAAATTGGTTATAATACTGGTGGTGTAAATACTGCTTTATGTGATGCTGGTGATGTTGTGCCAACTAATGTAAGAATGGTTGTAGATTATATAGTAATGCCAACGGATGTCCAGAATGAACTTACACAACAGACAATGAAACAAGGTGGATATAAATTAGAGTTTTATGATGTTGTTAATGTAGAAAAGAATGTAGTTGCTGGAACTAATGGACAACTACAAGAAGTTGAGCATAGAATTGGACAAAATAACAGAGAAGTCCATAATATTTTTATGTGGAAGGAAACAACAAGTGCTGCTCTATCATTAAATAATGGTAATACAAAAGGTGTGCCATTATTTGGACAACATCAGAAATGTCAAGGATTTGGAAGAGAGGAATATAATTGTAATATAGATGGCAGAGATGAATTTGACCATTTTGTATACAATCCTATTAGTCAATATAATGAATTAAGTGCCGCATTAGGTAGTGATTATCAAGTAAGTCGTCCTATGTATTGTAATGATGATAATACAAGTTGTAGTGCTTTAACCCCATTAGGTGCTGGATTACTTGGTGTCCAGAAACCATTAGCATTAAATTTAAGAAATGGTGAACCAGTTGTAGTTGGTGGTGGAAGACAAATTGGTAATTATCCAATTATATGGAAATGGAAAAGAGATTGTCATAATGATATTGTTAATGATAATCAGAGAGATGACCAAAGTGTAAAAGTAAATTATTTTTGTGAAGTAAGTAGAGTTGCTAATATTATGAATACTGGTAAAGGTATGAATGTTATTGTAAGTTATTAAAAATCTCAATATAATGTATATAAATAATGCCAGAACCAAAAAATAAAAAACTTTATGAAAAAGTTAAAAAAGAATTATATGCTGAAATGCCAAAACATAGTGCTTACAGAAGCGGATTATTAGTTAAATTATATAAGAAAAGAGGTGGAACATATGAAGGAAAAAAAGATGAAAAAAAAGGATTATCCAGATGGTTTAAAGAAAAATGGAAAACACAAGATGGAAAAACTACATATAAAAAAAAAGGAGATATATTTAGACCAACAAAAAGAATTACAAAAGATACACCAACAACAATGTCAGAATTAACTAAAAAACAAAAAGAAAAAGCAATGAAAGAAAAAAAGGCAACTGGAAAAGTAAAAAAATATAAAAAATAAAATCTTATTAATTATTAATAATGGTTGATAAAACTTTATACAAACCCTTTACCTATAAAGGAAAAGGAAAGTTTAAGAAATCTGTTTATGTAAAAGGTCCTAATGGAAAACCTAAATTAATTCATTATGGACATTCAGATTACAGACATAATTACTCACCAGAAGCAAGGAAATCTTATTTAGCAAGAGCAAAAGGTATTAAGAATAAACAAGGACAATTAACTTGGAAATTAAAGGATACTAAAAATTATTGGGCAGTTAAGGATTTATGGAAAGGTTAAATGGCAACCAACTCACATATTTATTGACTAATTAGTTAATGAATTTGCGAATAGGTTGCCACCATTTATATTAGTTTTTTTAATGTTTTTTTAATAAATAATTTATAAGATATATAACATTTAATAATATCTTATAAATATATATATAATATGTCAAATACATTTTACATAGATTGTAATAGAAAAAATAGTCAACATCCTACAACAAATAATAATGAATGGACATACAAATTAAATACAGAAATGTTATTGCCAAAAGGCACAGATATTCAGATACAAACATCATTTGTAAATAAAAAAGGTATTAATGGTGGTAGTATAGAAATTGATGAAGATATTATAGAAGAAGTTAGTTATGCTTTTTATATAACAGAGCAACCCCATCATATGCCAGATGCTGATAATGGACAAGACCCTACTATACCTTGGTTTAGAACAACATTAGGATGTGATGTGGAAACATTCAGAGGTAATTTTGATGAAAGTATTAGTGCTGATAGTATGGCAGAAATTAGTAGTATTGTAAATGGATATTGGTTGCCAACAGCAAGTAATGCTCAGAAAGAAGCATTTAATGGTAAATATAAAAGTCCATTTTATGGTAGTTTTGGTGGATGTAGTCAAGTATGTCCACAAATAGTATGGATAAATGACCATACTGCTACTGGTAATATGAGATGTATGCCAATAATAAGAAATATAGTAATAGGTGTGCCAAAAGGTGTATATGGTATTGGTGAATTAGGACAATTAATAGAAGACCAATTTAATGGAGTAAGATATTTTGATGAATTAACTAAAAAAATAATTGATGAAGATGGATTTACAAGAAGGCAAACAAATTTACAAGATTATAATAGTTTTGATGCTTGTGATGGTCAGATGTATAATAGTCCATTTGTAGATTTAACAGCATCACAATTAAGAAATTTTAGCACAAGTAATGATAATCCAGCAAATAATGATGAAATGTTTTTAAATGGTAGAGATTATGGTGAATTAATGGAATTTTTAAAATATAAAGCAGCATCAACTGGGGATGTATTAGCAGAGCATACATTTGATATGTTAAATATGAATGGTAATGCCTCACAAGATTTGGCAAGACATAATAGTAATGGTGTATTAAAAGTAAGACCATTTTATACATTTGTAAATAATTGGGATGATGGACAGAGTAGCACTACATATGGTCCACAAACTGGACACGAAAAAGATACTAATTTAAATGGTAGTGAGTATTGGTTATATCAATATGATGCTGATATAGCAAATGCCAGAAAAAGATTAGTAGGAACAACAAATTTTAGTTTTAAATATGATAGTGAAAAAAATGGATTTAGTATAAATGGTTTACATAATGCTGTCCGTAGTCCATCACACGATAGATTTGGTAGTAAAATAGAAAGTAGTGGACAACCAGTAATTAATTTTAAAAAAGTCAGAAGAGGAGCATTTAATGACCATAATTGGAAAGGAAATGCGGCACAGAGAGCAAGTAGATTAAAGGTAATTAGTGCTTTAAATAATCCAGAAACAAGAGATATGGGTGTAATGATAATAAATTGGGCATCAAGAACAAGTGCCAAAAATAAAACAAATAAAGTAGAAATAAAAACACCAAGTTGTGCTAAATTTGAGGATTGGTTTGAGACAGAAGCAGATAAATTTGCTGCTTGGAAAAAGACAATTTGGTATAGATTAGGATTTGATTTTGACCAATTAAATGATGTGTCAACACATAAAAATTTACAATATAATAGAGGAGTTTATACAGATTATGGATTTACAACTGATGTAGAATTAACTAATGATATTATACCAACATTATCAACATTAGCAAATCCCAATCAATTTAAACCAGATGGACCAGATGGAGCAAAACCCCCATCTACTGCTGTGGCAGTTGCTGGTTTTCAGTTATTTAAATGTTTAAATTATGCTATGCCATTTAGTCCATTTAATGCTGGTGCTGTTGATGGATTATATGCTAATAGTTTATTTGCTGAAACAGCAACATATCCTACAATTATTGCTGATATTGGTGGTGTAGTTGCTAAAAGATTACCAAGTTTAAGTAAACATCCATATTTTTTAATTACATCAGATTTATGTGATAATTATAAGGATAATGTTAAAAAAGGTGATGTATTACCATTATTAGGTGTAGTGGCAAAAACATCCTTATCTAATCAAGATTTTATTACAGCAGAAAATCAGATTAATCAAGTATTAAGTCAAGATAAAGTAATAAATAAAATACATATGAAAATATTAAATCCAGATTTAACTAATCCAGATTTGGATGAGAATAGTAGTGTAGTATTAAAAATTACATTACCAAATAAAACACCATTATCATTATTACAACAAGACCCAACAAAAAAACAAGAAGTCCAAGCAATAACACAAGAACAAACAACAGCAGTAGGATTTTAATAATTTAAAAAATATATTATTAATATATATATAATGCCAAAAAATCAAGGATATAAAAATATAAATTCATCTGAGATGAAAGATGGTGGATGTAAATGTGGATGTCAAGCAAATACAAAAAGTAATCATCCAGATATTTTTGCTAAAAAAAAGAAAGAAACTAAGGCAGTTGTGCCAAAATTAAAAAAACCAAAAGAACAAAAACTAAATCCATATTGACTATATAGCGGCACAGATGATATTGCTATTAATATATTTGGTAAAGATGCTTTTAAAATGTCTTAATTAAAATGGACAACACATTTATCATTTTGCTCATCTTTTTTTTGTTTTATTTTTTTTGCTAATTTATTATATTTTTCCATTTGTGTAGCATCATAAGTTTGTCCCATAAAATTGGCAATTTTCTTTTTATCTTCTATTGATTTATTCAGAGTAATAAAATGTGTGATATATATATGCCTCAATAGATTTACTGATAAATCTTTGCCAACCACCTTTCTACTAATATATTTAAGTGTATCAGTTATATTTGATTGGGACATCGCCACTTTATCTTTACCTAATAATAAATCAGTATTTTTTTTACTATTAGCAAAAGTATTTCTTTTTACTAAATAAATTTTAATAATATCTGATAAAATAGTATCCTTTTTGATAATATGTGTAATTTGTCCAAGATATTTAGCAGTTTTGTATTTATTAAAAACCAATTCATATGACCCATCATTATTATCCATTAAATAATTATTATCTTTTTGTAAACTACTGCCACTTCTTTTCTTTTTAATTCTGATTTTCATATATTGATAATTACCTATTCTTGTTGGTGGTAATTCTATATAAAATGCTAAAAGTAGAAAGTTTCTTATAAAATTATAAATACCATAATCATTGACATCTGTTTCATCAAGTTGTGGTTTAAATTTATATTCATAATATTGTTTAAATTTGTCAACTAAATCCAAATAATCAATCCAGTTTTTTTCTTCATTTTCTGTCATTTCATTTTTCTCAATAACTTCTTTTGATGTATTACAATAATCTTTTAATACATCATTATAACTATTTAATAAATCACTTTGTATTTCACCATTATGCTCTTTAAATCTAATAAATAATTTAATACCCATAATAGTTTGTATTTTGGTATTTAAGGCATAATTATTGATTTTTTCTTTGATTTTTTTAATATTCATAAAATCTTTCTTAGATAAGTCATTAATGTCTTTTTCAGTTATTTTTTCTAATCTAATAATATTATATTTCATAGTAGTATAGGTGCTTTCTGACTTGTCTGGGTTAATATCCTTGTAGTAGTTTATAACATCTTGGATTGACAACATTTTTGTATATATAAGTATTATATATTTTTTTTCTTAAATAAACTTTTTTAAATAATCTCACATTATTATAATATAAAAATGTCAGATGAATTAGTTGAGGTTGATGTTGATAATTTAAATAATCACGATAATATCCATAATATGACAGAACAACATTATATAGAGTTGGCAAATCAATTTAAGGAACTTATGGATGAAAAAATAGATGAAAATAAAAAAATGGAAAGAAAAATGAAAGATTACCAATATATGTGTTTTAAGGTATTTGGTGTAATTACATTAGCAAATGATTTAATGAATAATATGGAATTTGAGGATTTAGGTAATGTAGGTATAACAATACAGCATAATTTGGAATATATTGAGGAACAATTAAAAATCATCCTAAAAATATAGTGGCAACCAAGTTGTAATTTTATTGACTAATTAGTTAATGAATATGCGAGTAGGTTGCCATTACTTTTTACCCCTTGTATTATGTTTTTTAATATAACTATCATCTGTATGCTCCTCAATTTCTTTATTTAATTTTGATTTTTGTTGTTTGATTTCTTCTTCTATTTCTACTTTAATTTTATTATCTTGTTTATCCAAATCTCTGGATAAAACATTGTCTAATATTTCATAAACTCTATCTTGATATAAATTAAGATAGTGTTTAATTTTTTGGCACTTACTACAATATTTATTTATGTATAAATATTCATCTGAATGATTACAGAGTTGACAAGAAAAAACCATAGTATATATACTATACTAAAACATTTTATTTTTTATAAGAAACATTCATAGTAATAGTTTTAGTGCCACCAGATGAATTAGTGTATTTAAATCTCATATATCTAACTTGTGATGACATTGTCCTTACATAAACACCATTATTTACATATACTGGGTTTTCTTCACTAACGAAAAAATCCGAATTATTGGCACTAACTTCTATAACAATTTGTGCTGTTGTGTCAGTAGATGAACCAAACACAGCAAGGTCTTTAACATCATTTAAATCTTGTGATGCGGATGTAAAAGTAGCACCATCTGAAACAGATTGGGCAGCAGCAAGATTTGCTGATGTAGTGCTAATTGCTGGTGCTGACACAGAAAGTGTAGAAGCAGAAGCAACTTGTAGTGTGCCTTGTAAAGCACTATCAATAGATGATAGATTTAGACCACCAACTGAAAGTGTGCCACCAAGGGCAGTATCAATAGATGCTAAGGATGATTGGGCGGTGGCATCATTGACACCAATTTTACCATTACTATCTACTAAAAGTAGATTTGATTGACCAGCAGAAGTTCCGACGATTTGAGATAAACCAGACATTGTATATATATTAAGTATATATTTTTTTTATTTTTAAAAAGTTAATTCCAAATATAAATTTATAGTAATTGCTGGATTTTGGTTAAAAACTCTCATATATTTTGGTGGACATTCTATAATTAAATTAAATACATATTCTGAATTAATATTTAATATATGTATATTTTCACTATTGTGCCAATTATTATTATCATCACTAAATTGTAAAATAATATCCTTATGTATATCTGAATTTCCCCATAATCTACATTTTGTTGATATGTAATTACTTAAATTAAATACAGATGATGCTGTATTCTGTGCTAAACTAACATTTTCATATTTAATTTGTCCACGACTTCTATTATATGTTTTTGCTTCTATTTCAGTTAATTTTTCCTCTACAATATTATTAATAAATTGATTACCACTATCCTTATCTAAAAATGTTTGTATGGCACTTAATTTAGTATCTGTTATTGTTTGTATATTACTTAATTTACCAAAATTTAAATCTAATTTATCATTGGTAGTTGATAAATCTAATCCATCAAAAGCAACATTAAGATGTCCTCCACTATCACAAGTTAATGTTTGTAAAATATTACTTGGATTTTTTGCTCTGATTTTTGTAGACATTGTATATATATTATAAGTATATTTTATTTATAAAGTTTAGATTTATTTTAATAATCTTGTGGGATTGTAATTGGTAAAGTGTCATATCCTTCTACATACATTATCCCTTCATCCTTTTTAAGGTCTGATTGCCTTGTTAATACTTTTAATTTTAAATATCCACTAACATTTACACTAACTCTATTAATGCCAGTTGGTGGGGTTGCTGTTGTAGCAGTTATAGTAAATCTTTCTTTACCTTTAATAACAAAATTACAATCACTTTCCCACGATGTATTGCCGTGTAAATGAAAAGTTTTTAATCTTTGTTTATTCACATTAGCATTATTTAAAATCCAATGATATTTATTAAAAACCAATTCTGCTTCATCTTCACAATGAGAGTGGACAGATATTTTTAATATATGTAGGTCATATCCTTGTGGTGGACAATATTGTGGATTACAATGTAAACCATAATTTATAACTATATTATTTTGTGGATTTGTGCTTGTTCCTCCATTTAAATCTCCATTATATATAGTAATATTACCAGCATTAGTATAATATGTGCCACTTTCTACAATTTCCGCATAATTAACTTCTGAATATTGATTTATACTATTAACTTCTGTTGTGCCACTTAAATTTAAAACTTCATCTATTTCATTCCAAGCAGCATTTAATCCTCTAATTTTTATTTTTCTTGCTCCAAATCCAGCAATAGTATCATTGGCATTATCTGATTTAACAATAATAGTATTTGCTTTATGTTCTTCTGATGCTGTTGTATCAAAATATCCCATTGTTGTTATATAATTTCCATCATACAATAACCTTTCAGTATTGGTTAATTCTCCTTTACAATTCATTTGCCAAGCACTTATGCCTCTATGTTGACCAGCAACACATTCTAATTTAAAATCACTTACATTTCTTACTAATAATGCTTTATCATCTAATTCTAAAAGTTTATCTCTTACAACATAATTATCAACTACTAAATTACTTACAGATGCTTTAAAATCATAAAAAATATCATTTATAGATGGATTAGATATAGTAAAAGTCATATATTGGCAATCAACACTAAATGTATCAACATAATCATTATTTTCAGTATCTGATGACACTTTAATTTTTATACTATTTACTTTTGTCATTTTGGATAAATTATTAACACTTTCATTGTCATAATCGTGCTTATATGCTTCTTTATATTCATAAGCATTAAGGATATATGTAGGTAAAGGATTTGTTGTGGTTTCTTGTTCTGTATTTACAGATATTTGTAAAGCATTTGCTCCCCCAACATATACAGACCCAATAACTTGTGTATTTAAGGATAATAAAAAATCTCCGTTTTTATGAATTTTATTAGACATTACAATATATTAATATATTATATTTTTTTATAAATTTTTATTTATTTGTAAAAAAACTATAAAATTAATTATATAAAAGATTTATTTATAAAAAATAAAATATATAATTAATATATATACAATGTCAAATCCAGCAGCAAATCCGATTACACAGAATGCCCAAACTAATAATGCTAAATATGTTAGTATTATTCCAGAAAACGGCACAGAGTTTGTCAGTGGACAGAAAATTGTTTTTAACTTAGACCCATCATTAGGATGGATAAAAGGTAGGGATAGTTATTTAGTTTTTGATATAGAAAATGTTGCCGCTAATCTTAAATTATCATTAAGGACTGGTGGCATATCAGCAATAATAAAGCAAGTAAATATATTTTCAGCACAAAATGGGATGCTTTTAGAAACACTTGATAATTATAATCAATGGCAATCTTGTGAACTACAATATAGATTTGATGACCCAACAAATCTAACAAATACAGAGGGATGCCCAAATAGTTTATTTAGTAAAAGGGGTTTACTTGCCACCAATGCTCAAACTTTATCTTATCACAATTGGACAAATAATTATGGTCAACCAGAAAGTAGTAGATTAACACAACTTAATAATGATGGGTCAAGTCAGAATGGTCCAGTGAGATTTACTTGCCCATTGAGATGTGGTATATTCAGACATTGGGATGATGAAGCACTTGTGCCAATTTTACAGATGGGTGGATTAAGAATTGAGTTAGTAATGGCAGACCCATTAGAAGTAATGGATATGCCTTTTACTGGTGAAACTGCCTTAAATGTAAGTCATTTAAGTAATGCTATGGGATTACCAGTATTAATTGATGATTTTGCTAATAATGCTACTACATTTACTTTAACAACCCCAATGGACATCCAAGCATCTGGATTAATTGTAGGACAAGAATTAGTAGTGTCATATAATGCTGGTGCTACAAACTTAAATAGGACTATTACTGGTTTAGCAGATAATGCTGGTAAAGTCCAAATTACTTGTGCTGCTCTTACACCACTAAATAACTTTGGTGATGGTAGTATACAATTAAGGGCGGCAACTATGTTGACAGCACCAAATATTGCTTATAGAATAAGAAATGCTGAATTTAGATTGCTACAAGAAATGCCACCAGATACTAAAATGAAAAATGTAGATTATGTATTTACATCTTATGATTTATTTAGAGATAGTATACCACAATCTCAGACAAATTTTAATCAAGATATTACCAGTGTTGCCAGTAAAGCAGTAAGTATTTTTACAATGTATGAAGACCCACAATATGATGGATTACAATTTTTCCCACAAAATCATTATCATCAAGGTTTAGCACCAGATGAAGTTGGTGTCAATCTCAATTCAGTTGTTTATTTTATTAATAATAAACTATATCCATTAAGGGCATATAATCCACAAAGATTTAATGATAAAGTAATTAATCAGAATGAACTTGTTAAAGCATTTGGCACATTAAATATTGCTGTTAAATCTCTTGGCAGTGGTGAGCATAGTAGTTTAGATTGTTATACAAATAGATACTTACACGCAAGGGAGTTGGCAAGAGGTAATAGTGTTTTTAATTTACAAAATGCTGAACCACAAATTAGAATTGGTTTTAGTGCTGTAAGAGGTAATGATAAATATAACTCTCAGATTGGTAATATCAGAATGAATACATTTGTTTTTAGTAAAAAGATTTTACATATTGATGGAGAGAGTGGATTGTCATTAGAACATTAAATATATAGTAATTTTTTCATCCTAAAAATGGGTGGCAACCAAGTTGTAATTTTATTGACTAATTAGTCAATGAATATGTGAGTAGGTTGCCAATATTTCAGAATTAAAACTTTTAATTTTTTTTATTTTTTTAGTAAAGTTATATATTTATTTTTAAAAAATAAAATATATAATTAATATATATACAATGCCGAGTAAAAAACTAAACTTTTCACTTGCCCCAATTAATGATAATCCAGTAAATTTAAGTGGTGGACAATTAACCGATGGATATAGTCATAAAAATGGTTTTCCAACTATTAAGTTTTCTATACCAGCACAAGATGTTTTATTGGATGTAAACAATTTATATTTATCTGGTCAATTTTTAGTCCAAGATAGTGATGGTGGTAATATTACAACAGCAGTAGCAGATATAGCAAATTATGATGTTAATAATGGTAGTGCTACAATACAGAAACAGAATTGTATTAATACATCAAATTGGAATGGTGTAGCATCTGTTATAGATAAAGTTGTAATCCAATCCAAGAAAACTCAAACTGAATTACAAACTATTATAAATTATAGTGGATATAATGCTTTAAAAATGGGACATAAAATGAACCAAGACGATTATTTAAATAATGGTTTAACAAGAAATCTTTGTAGTGGAGCATCCAGTGGATTTACTAATAGACATCTGAACAATACACCAACAATTGGTGAGAGCAGAGCAGCAGCACTTACAGATAAATATGTAGGACAATTTTTTAGTTTTAAATTAGATGTTGCCCTTTTACAATCACAACTTATTCATCTTGGTAATGGATTTGCTGGTGGTTTACTAATTACTTTACATTTATCACCAGATGCTGCTGTTTTTCATAGTAGATTTAGAAGTATTAATGCTTTAACATTAAATGCTGACCCAACTGGTGTGTCATATATATTAAAAAATGTAAAGTTAGAAGGTAAATATGCTGTGCCAAATCAACAAGATTTATCAAGTTATAATCCAGTGCTTACAATGAATAGTAGAGTAAATTTAATGAATGATGTAGTAAGTAGTGAAAATTGTAATACTTATACACCACAATTACAGATGGTTAAAGGTGTTGTTAATACATTTTTGGATGACAACCAGAGTAATAATTATTTACTTAATCAGAATAATTTTAGAGTGCCTTGTGGTTTAGTAGAATATCAACAAGCAAAAAATAACATTAGATTTCCTAATGATTTTGCCACTAAACTTGTGCCAAATGCCCAGTCATCATCAACTGCTGGTGTTGCCGTAGCACCAAATTTAACTTATCATCCAGTTGCCATCCAAGGTGATGCTGAGTTGAGATTACAATTTGGCAGAGCATTACTTGGAGGTAAACTTGCGGCACATACATCAAGTAATGTAAGATTAACTAATGATAGTTTACTTGGTGATTATGATGCTGATGGAGCAAATAGTAATACAGCACAGAGAGGTGATAATACCCATCCAGATTTACTTGGAGTAGCAGCAGATTATAGTAATAATGTTGGACAAATTCAGAATTTTGTAAATCAAGATTATGAACTTAAATTGTCAAGTGGAGTTAATAGTGGTAGAGCAAATTTACCACAGACAAGAGCAAACAGAGTTAGTATACAAGAAAGTTATATTAGAAATTTTAGTCAGATTGATTTAAGAAGTTTACAAAAAGTCCAGTAAGAAAAAAATATATTAAATCTAATATAATAATAAGCAATATGCCAATAAATAATATAAATGAAATAATAGACATAGGATTAAATACAATATGCCACGGCATACCAATGGTATTTAGAAATCAGAGCAATAGTTTTAGATTTGATAATGATGTATTTTATAGTTATAATGAACCAATAGCAAATAAAGTAATAATAGATAATCAATTATTTTTTAATGTTTATGGAAAAACAGCAAAATATGGATATTATTTTAGTCAGACAACATCCCAACATATTAGTAAAGTATTACAAGCATTAAATACATCAGAATTTTGGAAGAATAAACATAATATAATAGATATTAATGGGAAT